TCCATTTAATATTCGTTAAAACTTATTATCGTTTTATGTTCCATAACCCTCATAGCTATCGCTATTTTTAAGGTCGTGTCATTTATTAAAGGTATTGTTGATATTATAACATAGGTTAGTGCCATCCCTACTGTTGTCGCTAAAGCACCAGAGTATACTATATTTGGATTTTCAGGTACTATAAACATTATTGCAACATTTGTTATACCAGTTTTGCTACTAAGTCCTACATTCACAGAATACAATATTGTGGATGAAATCAATAGACAACTGTTTGTTTCAGTTTCTATGGTCACAGTGTTAACTTTCATATTTGCCTTTGGTAATATGTTAGTCTGTCTGATTTTAACAGTTCTAGGTGATATATACACATGTGGATTAATTTGCTTAAACCTGGTTTTTTCTTTATTTGGTAATTCTGTATACACATGCGCAGCTGTAACCTCCACACTTTTATTATCAATTGATACTTTTGATATCATTCCTGCTATATTATTAGTTAAGTACAAGCTGCCTACATCTTCTTTATCATAGTAAAATGATTCTGGTATTTTTGATATTCTAATATCAGTTGATACAGTCACTTCTATCTTATTCTTTTCAGAATATTTGATTGCATAACCATTTTCTCTGATATAATTGTCAAACTCACCATTTTCAGATATTGTTATAATTTTTTCATTTTGTTTAATCATTATGTCATCTGATTCGTTGACCTCTTCTCTAGTTTTCCATATGCTCCTAAACCAGTCAGTTACTCTTTGTAGTACCATTAAAATTTTCTTAGCCCAGTTAATTATAATATCTATCATTCTATTAGTATGTTATAGGTTGTTCCACATCCCATAGATCTGGGTCATCGTTTTTGAATATATCATTGATGTTTAACCCTTTTTCTCTTTTATCTTTGAGAAATGACAGCATTTTAATTATCTCAATAATTATTATAATTGCTGCTGTTATCATTAGTATTAACGTTAAACTTATTATTGTTTCACTTATCATTTGTTTCTAATTTGTTTTGTGTCACTACCCTCTCATAGAGTCCTACCACCAATTGTTTATTTTTAAGATACACTATAGTTATACTAATTATTAATAAAAATTTAATAATTGGGATGGGTGACAACATTATCGCAATAGCCATTATTAATGGGACTATGTTTATCATCATTGTTTTAACATTTTCGTCAGCAAGTGTTTGAAAAATTTCTTCTATGTTAACTTTAGACATTTGAAGCTGCTGTTGCGACTCCTCTTAGAAGCCCCATTAGTGTGCCCCACCAAACAACGTTTAGTGTCCAAGTTAGTGGCCTTACCCAAGGTCTTTGTTTAACTACGTTAAACAAGTTTCCTAGGTCATAAAGGCTCTTTTTCTTTTGCATGGTTTTCAAGAACATCTTACCAGGCCACAAAAA